CAATTTTAATTTTCTTTCTGGCTTCTGTACCCGCTACCACTCGACGAGCTTTTTCTTCCGATAGGGAGATTGCCTTTTCTAACTTTTCAGTTATGGCTTTTCGTTTTGTGGACTCTCTCAGTGTCTGCCTACGCTCCTGCAGCACCTTGTTACGAATAGCGCGTCTCTCGATGGCCCGAAGTTCATCGATCCTTGCATTTTTCACAATTGCCTTAGGAGTTTGTTCTGTGTTGGCCTTTTTCACATTGCTAGATTCTGAAACAAGTTTCAGATATTTCGCATACTCATCAACCTTTTTAGCCTCTGCCAGAACCTTTTCTTCCATAGCACGAAGTCTATGGCGAGTTTGAAGCTCAGTCTTTTTCAACTGTGCTTCAAGAATTCTTGTCTTTTCATTTATTTTTGCATTCACTGCAGCGCGTAGCTTGATCTTTGCTGATTCTGATAGTTCAGACCCAACAAATGCACTGTCAACGCTTTCTTCTTTTGTAGTTTTTGTCATCTTTTGTTTTCGTCTTGCTGCAATATTTTCAATTGAATCTTCTTCATCTTCCACTGGGTCCGCATCTTCTGTGGGCACTTCATTCTCTGGATCAGTCTCTGGATCAGTCTCTGATGCTTCTGTATCCACCGGATCAACTGGAGTATCATCTTCGGTAGCAGCTTTGTCTTCTTGCTCTGCTGCTACATCTTCCAGGTCACTATCAGAGAACAGATTCTGTCCATCTTCTTCCGGGGTAGCTACCCCAGCTTTGGATTCATCTTCTTTCTTCTTGTCCAGAGTCTTTTTCAGTTCATCATATTCAGCACCAAGCTCAATTTCTGCATTTTTCTCGGACAGTGCTTCTAGCTCTGCCATTTGGGCTCTGATTTCTGAAAGGATGCGTTTGTTTTTTTCTGTCATAGTTACCTCTTCTTATTTACAAAGATCTAATAAAATCTGCGAATAGCTCAATCTTTTTAGACTCAGTCAGTTTGCCACTCGCTAGCGCACGCTGTGTACGCTCGATGATCTTGCCGTCATCTGTAACTAGCCACTCTCTGGATTCATTGATAGCATCGACAAAACAGTCGATACCGCTTGGGTCAACAACAGCATCGATGGCGGTGATGACATAGCCATCATCTACCATATTAACGCCAGTGTTGGACTCGGTGACTGTTCCCAGCCCACGAGTGGATACTCCCATCTGAACGCCAGATGCTAGGAGACCTTTTAATATCTGTCCGTTGGCATTTTCAATGATGCGGGCTTTTCCGTATACATCATTCCCTCGGAATTGTAGCTCTGTAATCAAGTGGCTGGCGAATTGTGGGCTTGCGTCTGGGCGTTGCTCTGGGTGAGATATCTCACCTAGTGCGCGATTCTTTTTCACATACTCGTTGATGTACAGCTCCATTGAAGGCTTCATTACGCTGAGTGGATAGATTCTGCCATTGCGGTTGGGCTTCTCTGCCTGTGCAAAAATGCCTTCCATATAGGTAAACTTCTGCCCCGCGGTGCCAGCAGACTCAGTGAGTAGAAGTTTGCTCTCGATTGACTCTTTGATTAAAAACATTTTCGTTCCTTAAGCCAAGACTACATTCTTAGATACGCGAAGTACAATGGTACCTCCAGCAGCATCGATAACATAATCACTGCCACCTTCTATGCCAAGGCTGGTACCGAAGTCGCGGTTAAACATGAGCTGGCCGCTTCCTGGTGCAGCCACAACTACTTTTGAGTTTTTAACTACAGTGCCTGTACTCGCGCCACACCCCCAACCAGCGGCGGTGATCTCGCTCTTAGTCACGGTGTCACCTCTTGCTGCCTGATCTGCAGTGCGAAGATTATTGAGGGTAACTGTAACTGCGCCAGTCCCGGTGACTGTGATTACGGCGTCGTGCTGTCGTTTTGTGATTGAAATTTCTGCCATGGTTTACCTTGTAAATTATTGTATTGGGTCTTGATCAAAGTTGGGCTCTTCTGGACCAGTGTCTTGACCAAAGTCATCGCCACCACCCATGTCTAGACCTCTCTCAGCTGGCTCAAATCCTCCACCACCGAAGTCATTTCCACCACCGACGTCATCTCCGAAGCCACCGTCGTCATCATCCTCTTCTTCTACCTCATCACCAGCTTCAATTCTGATCTGTTTTTCCATCTGCGCGAATTCATCTTCAGTCAGACCCAGAACATGAGTAGAGAGGTATTTCTTACTTAGATATTTACCAGTGTATGAGTCCGCATCGCCCATTACTGCCAGGCGAGATGTCAAAATTTCCAACTCCTTGAGCGTGCTAAAGTAGTTATCAGTGTTGTATGTGATGGATAGATCGGTTTTGAGGTTGTTCCAAGCCTCGTCGGTATTCTCTATGATACCCTTAGACACCAACTGGATGCGTAGCATACCATATAGGAAGTCGTTGAATTTGTTTCTTAGCTTCGTGATGAATTTATTAAAGGTTATCTCATCGCGAGAGACAGCATCTGATTTTCCTATCTGGAACCCTGCATCCGCTTGGTACCGAGCCTTCGGCACATATAGAGAATTGATTAGACGGTCGCGGAAGTACTCCAGATCATTCAGATCACCAAGACCCTGTCCGCCCGGTAGCGTTGTTATTTCTGTGGACTTTCCGTTGCGTCGTGGCAAGAAGAAGTCTTCGATCATTGCCATGTGACGCTTGCCTTCATTCAGCACACCTGTGCTGGCGTCGTACGAAGCCTTATTCTTTAGCTTATTGATCATATCGTTCATATACTGATCGGCTTTTGCGTTCGGTATACCATCGATGTCGATATAGAAGGCTCGGCGCTCTGGGGCACGCACAAGTCTATAGATGAGAATTGCCTCTTCCAGAAGCTGTAGCTGGTTCGCAGGCTTGATAGCTCCGTGGATATAGGATTTGATGATGGGAACTTCTACTGAATTGCTGGCGCTGCTGACCTTGGTCTGCGCCGATACTGAATCAATCAGGCCGCTGTGGGCGTAGATAACAGAATCTTCATGTAGGCGAACTGCTGATGTGGTTCCTGCCGAATCAGATTCGGTGTATGAGAAGTAGGATTCTTCCCCAGTAATTACTGATATGCCGTTCTCGTTTATCTCGCGAGTGTGGGTTTTGACCTTGCGAATTTTGCGTGGGTCGATCTGTCGAATTTCTTTGATGCCACCCTTTTCAACATCGAGAATTACATAGTAGTAGATCTTTCCATCCACATACCAGCGCTCGAAGATTTGATAGCCATCGGTGTTGAATTTTGATAGCGTGATGATTTCATCCCATGCTTCACGAATGCTCTCTTTTTCGAGCTCGCTCTTGTCAGTATCATTAACACTAAGGGAGACTGGCTCAGTGTCGCCCTCAATAACGATTGCCTCGTTCACAATGTTCTGAATAGCGAAGGCTACCTCGGGCATTTGTGCTAGAGTTCTATATCGGCTGATGAGATCACGCTCACTCTGTAGCGAGACCTCGCTGTCCATGGATACATAATAGCCATTTGCTGCAGCAGTAACAACAGCGCCATCATCGTTGATCTTCTGGATCGGTGACGCGTCAACATCCCCTTCGTTCTTCGGATTCAGATTAAACCCGAAGAAGCGTTGGAGACTTGAATTGAAGTTTGTGGCCATAATCTAATTAGTACTGTTGTGTTTGGTGTATGTATTTAACGCTCAAACTATGGCCACAAACCGTTGCTGATTCTGGACAGATCATCTAGAATCAAGTGTACCGTTTTGGATGTCTGGACTATCCCAGAAATTGTACTGGAATTGAACATCGAAGGTCTCGATCTGTCCATTACTAGACCAGTCAAGTGCGATCTCACCAACTTCTGATGGCCAGACATCATGGAAGTCGTACTGCTTAACCACACGATCCATACGATCAAGCTGTTGAACGGTCATGTCTACCTGGTACTTAGCTGGTTGCTGTGTACCACTCGTAGCGTTTGTGTTCTGAATAGCGTGAGCCCAGTTCTCAAATGCGTTACGAACAACGAAGTCATTGTCGCAATAGATCGATACATTCCAAGGTGCGTAAGTGCGTTCACCAGCAAAGTTTACTGGGCGACCGCGGAAGCTGATTGGTATATTCTCAATCGACGACGCAGGGAGCTTCGATGCGTGGCAGAGAAATTGGAGCTTCTGTGCCACCGTTGTACCATTGATGATACCAGTAGGGAAGTTGACAATGACGCGGAATTGGTTAGGGCGAGCGCCACCCTGAACCATCTGCGCCTTGAATTCTGAAATTTTAGCCATTTGTTATGTTCCTCTGTTTGTTGACTTGTTCTTAGCTGTTGGCGTTTGCTGAGATTGATTCTTCGAATGAAGCCCCAGTGCGTGTAGCAATGAAGTTCAACTGGATGAAGTTGATAGACTTAGCTGGCTTGATGAAGATGTCACCAACAAAGCGGTTCGTATCAATAACTTCTGGTGTGTTGTTCGACTCATCACAAACCACCTTGAATTCATACAGACCGCGGCGGCCTTGTACATCACGCAAGAATGGCTCAACCATGTTCTTGAAGTGGGTGCGAGTGAAGGCATCGTTCAGTTCGAAGAGTTGGTATTTCGCAGCTGTTGCGATTGCTTTCTCTAGGATGATGAACAGGCGGCGTACATTGATACGATCGAATGCACTTGGCTTAGACAGACCGGTCTTGTCACCGAATAGAACAACACCCTGACCGGTGAACGATACTACAGGGTTGATGCCTTGGAGATACAACACATCGCGGTCTGCAAGCGCAGGGCCATAGGCAAGTCGGATGACGTTCTTGATCTGACCACGGGTAAATCCAGCTGGGCTGAACCATGGGTCATCAGTGCGATCAGTGCGGGCACATAGACCAGCAATGTCCCCGTTCATTGGAATCCAGCGGTATGTGTCATTGTATGAGTCGTAGATGTATTTGTAGCCACTATCGTACACTGTGTATGAACTTGACGGAAGAGCTGGTAGGTGTGTTGCACCAACTGTTCCACCAATTTTGAACTCGACTGTTAGCTGAGCTGCATTTACATCGCGGTCCGTAACCATTGCACCAAGTACTGAAGCATCTGCTGTCAGCTTTGTTGGAGTGATGAACACTAGGCAGTCTTTGCGGGTCTCTGCTAGATTAGAGATGGCGTCGATAACCACAGCGCGTTCAGCTTCACCGAGGAAGATTAGACTTACATCGATTTCTTCGGCAGACTTGTAGCGGCGTAGTGCTTCGATCTTATTTTGAACTGTAACTGCTGTGGTGTCATATGCACCATTCTTGAAGTCGCGGGTGTATACAGCCAACAGTGAGTCGTACGACATTGCAGTGCCAACCTCATTGGCACTGTTAGTAGGACCGGTGGCCTGTGTAGACCAATCTTTGATCAGAGGGTCTGGAGTAGCATCACTGGCATTGCTGAATAGTGGATCGATAGATGAATTCAGGTCAAGTGCCCAAACCATCTTGCTGCGGTTGTTGATAACAGTTTTGTAGAAATTAGAAGCATTGTCATCGCCCTTGGCGTTGCTGGCCTTAGACACAAACGCATAAGATTCTAGGACAGCTCCAGGAGTTCCTGTCCAAGTTCCACGGATGTCATAGACGACGATGTGCATTTCATCATTCGCGCCGGCGAATGTTCCACCAGTTCCAGTAGCACCAGGAACGTTCTTGGTGATAGCTCCGATGTAGTTAGAAGTGCCTGGGGCTCCGCTAAAGTTTCCACGGAATGGCCAAGTGGCAAATGTAGCAGCAGAGTCACATACACTCACACCGATAGACTGTCCCATCTCGCCAGCATACTTAGCAGCAAACATACCGTAATTAACAACACCAGCAGAAATTCCGCTCGTGTCGAGTTCGAATGTGTCTGAGCTTTCAATCAGGATACCAACTGCGCCACTGGTTGCATTAAGAGCCCCTGCGACTTTAGTTCGTGTAACATAGCAAGCGCCACTGTATGACAGGAATTGTGCAATTGGGAACCAGTTCCCTGCGTTACCTGTGGTAGGCTTGCCGAAGACCTCGACCAATTTATTCTCAGAATTCACTAGAAGTGGTTGGCCAATTGGTCCCCACTGCGCGCCAACTACCGAAGCGCCGACAGAGCTTGAAACCGCTGGGATGATATTAGTTAAATCGCGTTCTGTGATATTAACTGACGGTGATACCTGAATTGACATTGTTTAGTCCTTTAGTCTATTAAATTGGGTGTGGCTTTGTGGAGTCATTGTATTATTTATCAATCCCAAATATTTCCAACCTCGTCGTCCTCAGTACCATCTGAGAAGCCTCCTAGTGGCAGCATTTCCTCTGCCATGGCAGATTCTTTGTTCTCTAAGATCTTTTTCATAGCAGATGAATCCGTAAGATCACTGAACACCGGCTGCGAGGTCAGATATGCAAATAACACGAGAGTCATCACACGATCATCATTTCCGCTACCATCAGCTGCAAAGCTCCCCTTGCTGCGAACGAATTTCGATAGCTCTAGAATAGTATCTACATCCAAGATGTCCAACTGTCCACCGTCTAGGAGCGTCTTTAAGGTCACGCACCCGACCGACTTGGTTCTATTCGTAGTTGTTATTCCGTACGGGTCCTTGGTGCTATAGGTCAGCTTATGTCGGTCTGAGTGAAATATGTTTTCATACCCCAAGTCCTCATACAACGACATGGCCACAGTCTCACCAATGTTGTTTGCCTCCACCAAAACATAGCAATTATTGTACTGGACCGCCATTCTATGTAAAACGCTTGGGAGCTCGACATAAGTTATGAGGTTATCCGCAAACTGTGCTGCGACTTTGTATGGCGTCTGGGTTATGTCAAAAACTGTAGCTACTGAGCAATCTCCACCAAGCCCCTTTGCCACATCCAC